TATTAGATGAACAAAATGTTCCTGAAGAAGGAAGATGGTTCGTTGCTGGTCCTGACTTCTACGAAGTTCTAGGTCAAGCTTCATCTAAATTGCTATCTGTAGACTTCAACGCAGGTCAAGGTTCAATTAGAAATGGATTAGTATCAAGTGGAAAACTAAGAGGATTTGAAATGTACAAATCTAACAACATTGCTGCAACATCTAATGCTGCTGGTAAAGTTTTAGGTGGACATATTTCATCTACTGCAACTGCTCAAACTATTGTTTCAACAGAAACATTAAGAGACCCAACATCGTTTGGTGACATAGTTAGAGGATTGCACGTATACGGAGCAAAGGTTTTAAGACCAGAAGCTCTAGTATCAGCTTTCTACGGAATTGATTAATAATCAATAAGGGGGAGGCTTCGGTCTCCTCCACTTTTATAAGGAGATAAAATGGAAGGAAAAATAGAACATTATGAAACTATTCAAGAAAAAGAAAAAGTATGTCTTGAAATGGTTGGTTATAACGAAAGTTTAAAAGAAAAAAATAAAGGAGATAAATAATGGATTACAGTATGAAAAAAGACAAAAAAAGAATGGGCATGATGTATGGCAGTATGGCTCGTAAAAAAAAGATGGGTGGTGGCATGATGGAAAATAAAAAAAGAAATGCTATGAATGCTGGTGGTATGGTAGCAGCAGCTATGGAAGTTCAAAAACCTAATTAATCATGGCTAAAGGAGTAAAACATTATTTTAGAGATGGTACTGAATTTAAAGGTAATACACACAAAATGCCTAATGGTCAATTACACTCTAATAAGACACATACTAAAACAAGTAAAAGATTATATCATTTTAAAGATTTAAGTATGACAGCAAAGAAAAAAGCTAAAGGCAAAAAATAATGGCAACAACATATTTAGAATTAACTAATGAAGTTCTTCGAGAACTAAACGAAGTTGTAGTAACATCAGCAAACTTTGATTCTGCAATAGGTATTCAATCATTTGTAAAAGATGCTTTAAATAGAGCACTTTTTGATTTAGCAAATGATGAGCCTCAGTTACCATTTTTTAGTGCTGGAGTAAGTGGAGGTACAGACCCTTTTTATGGTAATGTAACTGTTGCTACTGTAGCAGGACAAAGATGGTATACATTAAAAGATGGTAGTTCCAGTATAACTACAGATTATGCTGCAGTTGACTGGGATGATTTTTATATTACTACTATTAATGTAAGTGGTGAGTCAGCTCCTTTTACATCTACAGGGTTAAAATATTTAACACTTACAGATTGGAAAAGATATTATAGAGATGCAGAAAATGCAGATGATGCTGATACACAAAATTATGGTGAGCCTAAATATGTATATAAAAGCCCAGACCATAGAAAGTTTGGACTAAGTCCAATACCAGATAAAGTTTATAATGTGCATTTTTATGCCTTTGAAAAACCTACAGCTTTATCAGCTTTTAGTGATACAATAGTAATGCCAGACCAATATAAAAATGTATTGATTGCAAAAGCTAGATACTATGTACATCAATTTAAAGATAATTTACAACAAGCTGCTTTTGCATTAGATGATTATAAAAAAGCAGTAAGAGTTATGAAAAGTAATTTAATTAACCCACAGCCAAAATATATGACAGATGATAGGAGATACTTCTAGTGGCAGCAGGTCAACCGTTTTCAGTATCATTAAGTGGTGGACTAAATAAGTCTACAAACTCTTTAGAACTATTAAGAACTCCGGGAGTTGCAACAAAGTTAAGAAACTTTGAAGTATCTATTGAGGGTGGTTATAGAAGAATAAATGGCTTTAGTGTATTTGGTGGTGATAGTGCTGTTAGACCTAATAGCTCAAATGATATAGAAGGTATTGAAGTTTATGCTGATGGTGCTGTAGTTGTATCTGGTGATGATATATTTTTTAGTCAAGATGGTACAAGTTATTTACAAATAAATAAAGCTAGTGTAGATGCTTCTGGTGATAATTTTAGTACCTTTTCAGGTCGTAGTGAATTAAGTTTAACCTCTGTAGGACAATGTGAGTTTGCATTATTTGAAGGTTTATCAGATTATGGTGAATTAGTTATAACAGATAAGAGTGGTAACAATAAACCTTTCTTATTTAAAATGACAGGTACAGGAAGTGCATTATCATCTAGAACTTATTTTGTTAGTCAAATAACAATTGGTGGTTCTAAAACAGCAAAGTTTTGTACTATACATGATAATCATTTAGTAGTTGCAGGAGACCCTAGTACACCTAATACTATATATTATAGTTCTACAGGAGATATAGATAGTTTTAGTGGTTCAGGTGCAGGTGCTGTTACTTTAGAAGATAAAGTAGTGGGTTTAAGAAGTTTCCGTAAAGAATTATTTATATTTTGTCAAAACTCAATATTTAAATTAATAAATATAAATGATGCTTCAAATGTAGCAGTTGTTCCTGTTACTAAAAACGTAGGTTGTATTGATGGACAAACTATTCAAGAGATTGCTGGTGACTTAATATTTTTAGCACCAGATGGTTTTAGAACAGTTGCTGGTACATCAAGAATTGGTGACGTTGAGTTAGGAACTATAAGTCAAAATATTCAGCCTATAATAAATAATATTGTTTTAAATAAATCACAGTTTCAATTTAGTAGTGTTGTTATTAGAACAAAGTCACAATATAGAATGTTTTATAGTAAATCAACAGACTCAACAGCTACATCAAAAGGCATAATAGGAGTATTAAGACCACAAGGATTTGAGTGGTCAGAAACACTAGGCATACAAGCTCCAGCTATTGCATCAGGATTTGATAGTAATGGAGAAGAAAAATTCTATCATGGTGATAGAGATGGATATGTTTATAATCATAATGTAGGTAATACATTTAATCCAGGAGGAGTTGAAACAGCAATAGATGCTGAGTATCAGTCACCTGATTATGATTATGGAGATTTAGGAACTCTAAAAACTTTAGAATATGTGAAGTTATCTATAGCACCAGAGTCATTAGTTCAACCAACACTTAGAGTTAGGTATGACTATGATAGTTTAGATACACCACAACCACAAGATATACTTTTAACAGCAGTACCAGAACCTGCATTATTTGGTGTTGCTTTATTTAACAATCAAACTTTTGGAGCTGCACAGCAACCATTAGTTAGACAAAGTTTAACAGGAAGTGGACATAGTAACTTTTTTAAAATTTTTAGTAGTGACACAAAAGCACCTTACACAATTAATGGTATATACATAAATTATAGACCTGCAGGAAGACAATAGGAGATAACATAATATGGCAATAGCATATACAAGACAAAGTTCATTTGCAGATGGTGATACTATCACAGCAGCATTATTTAATGATGAATATAATCAATTAGTAAACGCATTCGCTTATAGTTCTAGTAATGCTAGTACTACAGGGCATAGACATGACGGTACTGCTGGTCAAGGTGGTAATATTCCACAAATAGGAGATTTAGATTTTCTTAATAAGATTGTAGTAGATAGTACTAACAATAGATGGGGAATATTTGTTGAAGTTGGTGGTTCTGCAGTAGAACAAATTAGATTTCAAGATGGTGCATTACTACCAGTAACAGATAGTGATGTAGACTTAGGTACTAGCTCATTATATTTTAAAGATGCATACATAGATTCAATAACAACAACAGGTAATGTTGCAGTAGGTGGTAATCTTGTAGTTATACCTGATGATGATGATACACATGATTTAGGTAGTTCTTCAAAACAATGGAAAGATATTTATATTGATGGTGTAGCTTATTTAGATTCAATAGACTTTAATGGTACTACAATTACATCAACTGCTGCTGAACTAAATATATTAGATGGAGTAACATCCACAGCAGCAGAACTAAATATACTTGATGGTGTTACAAGTACAACAGCAGAGATTAATTTATTAGATGGTGTAACTGCTACAACTGCAGAACTTAATATTCTTGATGGTGTTACAGCTACTTCAACAGAAATAAATAAACTTGATGGTGTTACAAGTACAACTGCAGAACTTAATATTCTTGATGGTGTTACAGCTAATGCATCAGAAATAAATTTACTTGATGGTGTAACTTCTAGTACTGCAGAATTAAATATACTTGATGGAGTTACTTCAACTGCAGCAGAATTAAATATTTTAGATGGTAAAGCTTTTCTTGATGAAGACAATATGGCATCTAATAGTGCTACAGGTATTGCATCTCAGCAATCTATTAAAGCTTATGTAGATTCTCAGGTTACAGCACAGGATTTAGATTTTCAAGCTGATAGTGGAGGTTCTCGAAGTATTGACCTTGACTCTGAAAGTCTTACAATTACTGGTGGAACTGGTTTAGATACTGTAGGTTCAAGTAATACTGTAACAATTAATATAGATTCTACAGTTACTACACTTACAGGCACACAAACTTTAACAAATAAAACTCTTACAAGTCCAGTAATAAATACAAGTATTTCAGGTACAGCTATACTTGATGAAGATAATATGGCTTCAAACTCAAATACAAAATTAGCTACACAACAATCTATTAAAGCTTATGTAGATACTACAGTTGCTGCAAATAATGAAGTTGTTGAAGATGCTACTCCACAGTTAGGTGGAACATTAGATACTGATGGTAATCTTATTCAATTTGGAGATAGTTCAGGTGCTACTAGTAATAGATTACAATTTGGTGCTTCACAAGATTTACAAATTTATCATGATGGTAGTCATAGTTATATAGAAGATACTGGTACTGGAAATACAATTTTAAAATCTAATGGTAGTTTTTATAATTTTTTTGATGGAAGTAACAGTCTTGTTTTTCAAATAGATTTAGATGGTAAAACAAAACTTTATCATAATACATCTGAAAAACTTGAAACAACTAGTTCGGGTGTAGATGTTACAGGTACACTTACTGCAACTACACTTACAGGAACTTTATCAACAGCAGCACAACCAAACATAACAAGTCTTGGAACGTTATCAACTCTTACAGTAGATGATATAACAATTAATGGTTCTACTATTTCTGATAGTGGTGATTTAACACTTGATATAGATGGAGACATAATTCTTGATGCTAATGGTGGAGATATACACTTAAAAGATGATGGAACCAATTTTGGTAAAATTACTAATAATTCTGGTAGTTTACATATAGTAGCTGTAGGCTCAGACAACGATATGAAGTTTTTTGGTAATGATGGTGGTTCAAGTGTTACTGCCCTTACTCTTGATATGTCAGATGCTGGTACTGCAATTTTCAATCACGATATAAAACTTGGTGATAATGGTAAGGCAGTCTTTGGGGCTGGTGATGATTTACAAATATTCCATGATGGAAATAATAGTTTAATTAAAGATAACGGAACAGGTGAACTATATATTCAAGGCTCTAGCCTTATCAGATTTACCAATCTAGATGCAACTGAGCATTACGCTAAGTTTAATGAAAATGGTGCAGTAGAACTTAGACATGATAATTCAGTTAAGTTTGTCACAACAAGTTCAGGTGTAGATGTTACAGGTACAGTTGTTGCTGATGGGTTGACTGTTGATACTTCTACTTTAGTTGTTGATGCTACAAATAATAGAGTTGGTATAGGAACTACAAGCCCTGCTGCTTTATTAGATGTAGCTGGTTCGTTTGCTGCAAAAACAGGCTCAACAGGCTCATCAAACCAAGCATCTTTAAATGTTGGGACAACTACAGG